CTTCCACAACAGCCCTAGCATTAGATGTGCTACCAGTAATTTGTCTACCGATAAACTTATTTTCTATTGCTAAAGTACTATTGGCAACTCCGCCAACTTTTATGTCCTCAATCTTAATTGATTTTTCAATAAACCATTTACCATCCGAAACTTTTAAAACGTCTCTTTGTGGATAGTAGAACTCAACATCCTCATCGAATAGTATTCTCATAAGGAATCGGATTGATTTTTCGGTACCTCTAGAACGATAGAAGTCCTTGATCTTCTTAAGGATCAATGTCTTATCTACTGCGGTATCTTTTGGAATAAGTGGAATAAAGTTGTCATAGAACTTTTCAACAAAGATATCTGTCATATCAATATCGGCTTGATCTAACAGGTTCTTGGATACGTTTACAGCACCATTCTGCTGTTCCATAAACTCATAATATGCTTCCATAAAAGCAACAAAGTTATCATGGTCATTTCTAACGAAAAATGGTACTTGAGACGCTACTAGATTTGATATCTTATTGTTGCTGATCATTTTTTATACTGAAACAATTTCTGTCTGGAATGATAGTGGATTATCCACATCAATATCTAAAATTTTATTTCTGATAGATTCTATAATTTCTCTATCAGCAAAGGTATTTATAGTGAGTACATTTGGTTCGTAATAAGCATTGCTCATTACAGATACAGGCAATACAGACTTAAGGACAACAATACCATTATTATAGTCTATTGTTCCCGCATCTTTATTAACGAATATTTTTTCACCAGAAGTGTTGAAATAATACGTTCTGAGTGTGCCTACGCGCGATTGTAGGACAGATTGGACCACAACTCCAGATCCTGTATCACCAGTTATTGTTACAGAAGCTCTTGTGTAGTTTTCACCTTGATTTATCAACTGAATTGATACAACTCTACCACCTAAAATCTTTGCTATACCAACCGCTCCTGTACCATCGCCTGAGATAGTAACTGTTGGAATTGTGGTGTAGTTTATTCCTCCATTAATAATATCAATTCTTTCAATACCAGAAGCTATGGATGGAACCTCTTCGAAGTATACCTGTCTTTCGACAAAGTTTGAATCGACAATACCTAATGGTGGATAAGATGATATCGAACTATTGAAATCGCCTTTCTTAATAGGTATACCAAAATCAACGGTATAATTCTTTGATTGACTTAATGTTATAGGTACTCTTTTCTGTAGTATGACTTTAATGTCCGAACCAGTAATAGAATTTTCGGAATCTTCAATATACTTTTGAACTATAGATTTCTTGAACGTAGATTTAAATCTACCGAGATAGTCTGTTTTATAATCTTCAATAGCAGCATTAACAATATTTTTAATAGATGCGGCATCGTTTTGTGTAGCAGTTGAGTCATAGTAGATTGTGCCGCGGATAAGAATAAAGGTATAAGATGGGTCAACAATTTCAGGAGAAACAGTTAGAACGTTTCTGTTTGTGATAAGAGTGTCCTTAATATTTTCTTTTTCCAAGTTACTAAGAATGAAGTCCTCTTTAGTCTTCAATGATAGGAATACTTTACCGTAAACAACAGGCACATTGTCTTCACCGCCCCATACAGCCACCGAATCGATGTTTGGATAATCCTTAGTTACCAGAGTTTCATAGTCATATATGGTAATGGCACGGTTCTGTGCCGTGTAGTAATAAGGAGCGCGGTACTTTACCTGCTCAATTGTTTCCTTCTCAGTACCAGAATATGAGGCACTCGTTGAAGTTACTCGGACATTATCATTAAATGAACCCACAGATCCAACAATTCTAAAGTCATTGATCTTATTGGCAACTGAACCAACAGTGTCAACGTAGGTTATATTGATGATGTTGCCATTGGTAGGCTTCTTGCCTATAACGCCGTCTCCAAAGATCACTCTATAATTTCCATCTTCATTTTCTTCCACAAAGTATATCTGGGAATCACGGGTAATTTCTGTTAGGTCTTCAGCAATGTTATAGACATAGGTTTGAGTGTTGGAAGCTGATTCCTGAATAGTGACGCTAAGGGTATTGATATCAACATTGGCCGATGGTATTTCAAATCTTCTCTTGGTATTTGATGAATCCATAAGGAACTGGCGAGTGACAACTTCACCCTGCTTGATAACTAGATTGGCAAATGCGAATGACACACCATCATCCTTATTTGCGGTATTAGAACTTAAGGTTATAAATGGATAGTTTACTCCATCTATTGAAGCGCCTAGTAATCTGGTATACTTGTCTATTGTAAGAGAAGAAGTGTTCTGATCTTCCTCAGTCGATGGAGTAACTCTGATGTTTACTTTAGTTTCCGCGCCATGGCTGCTTTCTGGTACGTAGTTGATAAGCTTGGCATGTGATACGGTAGACTGGCGCAGCTTTGATGTATCCAAGAACATTTCATTTGCGATCATGTTCAAGTAATATGCGTTATAGTGAGTATTGTAGGCCAGAAGGTCTAATAGAACGCTCATACCTGAACCTTCAAAGTCAAAGTCCTGAAAACGTGACTGGCTTCTAAGGAATGTCTTTAGGTTTGTCTTGATCGAATCGAAATCAAGATCGGTAACTGTTAACGTTGTATTTGCTGGCATTAGCGGACTCTTTCTAGAAATATTGTGATAGTTGCCGGTTCGTTCCTGTTTAGCACTACGAAATCTATTCTTGCGTTATAACCATTATTATCATAGTCCATAGCAACTCTAACTCCTAAAACTTCCACACGAGGTTCATAGTTCTGAATAACCTCTCTAATGGCGTTTTCCAGGAAACTGGAAACAAGCGGAGACATATTGTCAAATAGCAATTTCACAGCACTTGAACCTATACCAGGTCTAAAGGGCTTTTCGTAGAAGTTGGTTAGAATAAGATTGCGGACAGAACGCTTGATAGCATCTGCACCAGTTTTTACCACCACATCCTTTGTTGTTGGATGAGCTATAAAGTCCAAATCTAAGTCTGAATAGTCTGGAGTTCTTGATATTACTATTGGTTGTGCCATGTAGTTATTTATGTCTCTCTATTTGGAGATGTTGTTTTCTTAAATTTAATCTCAGCACCATCAGCGTCAGCAGAAGCACCAGAAGCAAGTAGAATATTAGCACCGCCATCAGAACCATCAGCAGCGATAGAACCGCCTTTGAGAGATAATCTGGCGCTGGTTTTTAGATTTAAAGCGCCAATAGATTTCATGTGCATACTGCTTCCAGCTTCCAACATCATCTTACTACCTGAATATACACCAAGATTTTGTTTAGCGCCAAGCGTAACTGAATCGCTTGTAGACAGTAAGGCCAAACCGCCATCCGATGCTATGGTGGTAATACCTTGAGATGTGATCTTACTTGACCCTTCAATATTCGTTGACATTTCCTTAGCGGTAGTGTCCATATTACCACGAATTGTTTGATTTAAATTCTTGGCCGTTAAATTCATATCACCATGGACAACCGTATTATGATTTCCTTCCACTGTCATATTGTAATCGCCTTTGACATATAAACTACCGCCGCCTTGGACTGTAATATCCTGAGCGCCAGTAATCAGCATTCTATTCTCGCCAAATATAATCTGATACATTCCATTCTGTGCGCCAATTGATATACCACCATCAGGAGTTAATTGGAGCATAGAACCACTGCGATGCTGGATAGTTACGTGTTCAGACCCCTTGGTGTCATCTGTCATGATAACATGGCCCGAATTTGTCTTGGTAATTACATTATAATTTGGATATTCACCGCCAGTATCACGCGCATCTGGTGGACCAGACCAATCGGCGGGTGTTACATTCTTAGGATTTCCAGGTGGTTTATAAACGCCCATAATTCATCACTTTCTTATCTTAATAAGCTTAATATATTCGAACCCTTATGGGCTAATTCATTTGTTTTATTTAATAGCGTCTGAGATTTTGTGCCTGGAGCAATTACCTTTTCCATCATACTCTTAGCTATTCCTTGTTTGTCTGGTGGCAGTCTATTAAACATTTCCGACATGACTCCAGAAGAACTGCCAAACATATTACCTAGAGAAGCACCAGGAAAACCAGCACCAGAAGACATTAGACTACCAAACGCATCAATTGCTTTCTGTACGGCCTCGGGCGTTTCTATCTGAATAGCACCAGTAGCAGATAAATTCATGTTAATATTACCAAACGCTGTGGGAATAGTAAATGGAGTAGAAGCCAGCTTATCTAGGCCAAATAATGATGTGTCATATTGAAGGCGTTGAATATTGCTAATTACTTCACCGAGAGACTGATTGCCTTTTAATAATGTCACAGCATTGGCTAAGTATGTAGTAGGATCCACCTTACCAGATGTGGCAAAACCACCGCCCTCAGATACTTCCATGGACTGCATTAAATTAAACATACTCTGCATACCCTGAGCTAATTCAGGTGGTAATGAGGATAATAGCTCGTCAAGAACCGATGAGCTAAGAGATGTTAGAATAGAACCAACTGAGAAATTAGCACCAGGTAATGCCGAAAGCATAGAACCAGTTAGAATATTACTGAACGACTGGCTGGCCGTAGAAACATTGGTTACCTGCTTTAATGGCATACCAGCCAGATTATATGATGCTCCGTGAGATGGAATACCTTTGAGCAGATTATAATTATGTCTCTGCCCTTTCTCTTGTATTTGACGAATTCGAGTACCACCAGACATTGTTTCTTTTACATTTGGCGGAATATTAATATTTAATTCGGTAGAAAAGGCCTCAGTTAAAGCTGTCAAGAATGTATTTAAGTTTTTATTGCCCTTCATACCGCCTTCTTGTCTAGATGTTGGCAATGAGCCGACAACACATAATGTGGAATCACCAGGAGGCCCGACCTTTTTACACAATAATGCCTGTCCAGGAGTTACCACTCCATTAAATTGTGAAGCACCAGCCTGATTAGGTGGCATGACTACGGTAGAAAAACCACAGTCTTCTTTCTTTACATCATTACCATGTATTTGTGGGCAATATACACGGACTAACCCACATTGATTTGGATCTGGATCACCGTCATGCCCACCAACACAAATGCCAATTAATAAATCATTTTCTGCTGACGGATCTCTTGGTCTACTCATATTATACTATTCCCTGCCCTACTGTTTGTGCCACACATTCCATGGTAGTGGTAGAAAAACCACCACTTTTAATTGTGTGAGTTAAATTAACAATTAAATATCTGCCCGAACCATATAATAAATTATCTGTGCTACCACCGCCTTCGACGCCTTTTCTAGGGAATTCAACGTCAATCATCTTACCAGCATGAAGCATTGGATTCCATGGTACTGTGAGAGATAGAGCTATTTTGTCTTGCTCTAGGAGCGACATTCTGGCCTGTCTTTTTAATAGATATTTTTCTATTTCCGATGGGCACTGGTCTTGTGCTTTTTCTGTATTATAATTAGTCTTACCGAGGTTCATATTACCACCGCCTAGTCCACACCCAACAGCTTGATTGCCCATTAAACTAAAGAAGCCGCCAAGAACATTACTGAAAATACCCGAGCTAAT